CGCAGCCAGGGCGCGTTGGTGCTCGGGGTGGTCGGCGGGAAGGTGGGCGACCATGACGCGTTTCGCGTTGTGCCGGTCCAGGTCGTGACACAGGCGGGTGACGAGTTCGGGGGTGGGGTCGGCGTGGACCTGCACAGTCCACGTATCAACGTCTGTGATCTGCTCGGCTGTGACTGGGGAGGTCATGCTGTACGCACCGCGGTGTACGTCTTGCCGTCGATGGCCCCGATGACCGTCTGCTGGGGCTCGTCCTCGGCGAGCAACGGGCCACAAATCCACTCGACGTCTTCAACTGTGGTGGTGATCTCACCGGTCGCAGGGCGGGCAGGCATGGCAGGCATGGCCGGGATCGCAGGGACGGTTACCTCGTGGGTGCCGGTTACGACCCGCTCGCACACGGCTTTGCGGTAGGCCGTGGCGTCGATGTGCAGGCCGGCGAGGGTCCCGGTGATGCTGAAGTACTCGCCCGTCATGCTGACGTTCTTGCCGACTGAGCCGGGGAGGAGTCGGGCTATCTTCGCGAGCGTGCCTTTGGGGTCCTCGGTCTTGTTCAGCACGTAGAAGGTGATCGGGGCGGCGGCGCCGCTGCCGGTGTAGGGCAGGGGGAGGTCGGGGTGGTTGTCGATCAGGTCTGCGAGGGCGCGCAGGCCCTGCGTGTATGAGGTGCGATCGGTGGTGGTCATGACGCAAACCGAGCAGTAGCGTCAAAGCAGATGGGGCACTCGCGCTGCAGGTCCTGGTGTCGGCCGTTGCGGTGGCTGACAGCGAGGGAGCGCCATGGGTTGGTCAGGTCGAGCAGAAGCGAGCGCTCCTCGCCGCGTGCGTAGGCGTCGCGGCATTCCTGGCGCTTGGCCACAGTCTCGGCCCGCTGACGCTGAGCGGCGGTTGATGCGGTACGGATGGCGCTGGTCATGAGATACTCCTTGTGTCTGGCGCTCGGTCTCTTCTTCTCGGGAGGGCCGAGCGCTCTGCTGTGTGGTGGTGGCCCGGTCGGTGCGCTGGACGGTCCGCACGTCACCGACCGGGAGTCGGAGGGGTGAATCAAGGACAGGTGAGCGCTGTCTTGCGCTGGTACACGCGGATGCTGTTGTGTGGGGGGCGCAGTTCGGCGATGTCCGCGCGCTCAAGACGCAACGCCTCTTCGCGAGGCATGCGGTCGGTGTGCGCGAGCGAGGCCACAGACGGCCACCACGCTTTGGTGTTGGCGTGGCTCTGCATCCGGTACTTGAGGCCCATGGTGCAGCCGATGTAGAGGATGTTGTCTTCGGCGTCGAGCAGCCAGTAGACGACGGCCATCATCAGGCCGCGCTCTTCTCGCCGTACCACTGGCGCAGCGACTCATGGCTGACGTCGTACCCGCAGCGCGCGGAGACCCGCTCGGCCATCCACCGCCACGAAGTGCCCCCCGCCACCCAAGCCTTGACGTCGGCCGCGAGGTCGCCGGGGTACTTGAGTTCCAGGAGCGTCTGTTTCGGTGTGGGCATGGACCTAATCTGTCACTGACAGATTGCCGTGTCAAGGGTGTTGACGTATGTTTCTGAATTACTTTCATGTACTTCGGTCAACAGGCTTGACGCTGACCCGAAGTCGCGTCAAGATCCTTGTTATGACTACTGTGACTCGCATCCATGCCAGGGTGCCGACTGACACCCTGGCCGCGCGGCTGATCCTCCTACGGCACGAGCTGGGCTGGACCCAGCGAGAGGCCACCCATGAGACAGGTGTGCCCTACGGTGTGTGGCAGGGCATGGAATCGGGGCGCGAGACTCGCGGCCTGGACCGACACGTGGCGGCCATCGTCAAAGCCAGCGGTTACGACCGCGACTGGCTCATGTGGGGCGGGCCTCTTGTCACCCCAGAAGATCCCCACCCGGGAGGTACCGAAGTTACTGTCCGGTATCACACCTACCCGCTCGAACTCGCCCGCGCCGCCTAAACCATGTCTCAGGTCGCGCGCCACTTACAGGCCGTCCACGATGCGGGAATGACACACTTCGCTGGATTCGAACCATGGCTACGCGCCAACAACTGCGGGGCCAACACCATCACAGACCGCCTCCACGTCCTGGGCGACTTCACCCGCACCCACCCCAGCTTCCCCCACGTCACACCCAGCGAGGTCACGAACTGGCTCGGCCGACCCGGATACGCGGCCTGGACCAGGGCCACCTACTACGGGCACCTGCGGTCGTACTTCCGCTACGCCACACAGATCGGCATCGTTCAGGTTGACCCGATGGCAGGGATGCGCCGGCCGAGGCCTGGCAAGTCCATTCCGCGGCCGCTTACCCCAGCCCAGGTCGCTACTGTCCTGGCTGCCGCGAGGCCGAACCTCCGCGCCTGGCTGACGTTGGGTTTGTATGCCGGGTTGCGGGCGCACGAGATTGCGAAGATCCGCGGCGAGGACGTGACACGGGACCAGCTGTACGTGTTCGGCAAGGGCGGCCAGGGCGCGTTCGTGCCGACGCATCCGCTGGTTTGGGTGTTGGCGCAGTCTCGGCCTCGGGATGGGTGGTGGTTCCCGACATGCTCGAGTACGGGTCATGTGGCCAGTGGGTCTGTGTCGACGAGGACCACGCGGCTGTTCACCGCCAACGGCATCACGGGGTCCATCCACAGGTGCCGGCACACCTACGCCACCGAGCTGCTCCGGTCCGGGGCGAACATCCGCGTCGTGCAGACCCTGATGCGGCATGAGTCGCTCAACAGCACGATGATCTACACGGCGGTTGATGAGGGTGAGCGCCGGGATGCGATCAACCGGCTGGTTGCGGCCTGACGTGGCCAAAGGGCTGCGAGCCAGCGCCGGGCAGGTCTAGAGTCCGCACCATCGAAGGGGAACATCATGACACGCACCTTCAGCACCATCACCTGGGGCATCGCGCTCCTGCTCGCTGCCGTAGTCCTGGCATGGGCGCAGTCCTTACCATGGGCGCTCGCTGCCGCAGGTGCGATGGCTGTCCTTGGCGGCATAGGCAAGGCGTTGACGGATGCCGAGACGGCCCGTAACGCCAAGCGGGTTGAAGCCGGGGCGCACACGCCCTGAACGCACGAAAGCGCCCCACCTCGAGATGAGGTGGGGCTTCGTTGTCTAGCGGGCTAGACGGGGTTGAGCAGTCGTGCGAGCAGGATCAGCAGCAGGCCGAGCAGGACGGCGTACAGGGCGTTTCTGGGGATTGGGTCGGCCGGGAGGCGGACCCGGATCCGTGGCGTCTCGGAGCGGACGTACCTCATGGCGATCAGGCGACGTCGGGCTTCGTCGTACCCCGGAGAGCGCCGGGCAGGCATGGTCAGCCGATCGCGGCCGAGGTGGGGTCACCGAGATGTCGGGCGACCAGGCCCTTGGCCCAGGCGAGCCCCGCGGTGGCCGGCATCACAGCCCACTGAGGCAGTCCGACGTTGGCCACCACGACGTAGGACAGGACAACCTCCGCAGCGGTCCAGGCGACCCGCTCAGCAACGTCCTTGGCCCATTTGCGCCGGGCCGGGGTGAAGTAGCTGGCGATGAAACTGAACATGATGTCTCCCTAGAACTTCTTGTAGTTGGCGGTGTAGGCGCGGAACCATGCCGCCTCGGAGAGTGGCCCGAAGTCGCCGTCAGCGGTCACGCCGACGGCCCTCTGGATGGACTTGATGGCGGTGACGCGTGCAGCTTCGGAGTTCGGACCCCAGGCGCCGTCGACCTTGGTGCCGACACGTGCCTGGAGGTATCGAACGTCGGTCAGAACTCGCCTGATCACTGCGGTGGCTGCCCTGGAGGTTGCGTCACCCCACTTACCGTCAGCGGTGACGTGGCAGGCGCGCTGAATAGCGACCGTCTGTGGGATGTTGCGGGCGGGCTTGCGGATGAGCTTCTTCACCGCAGTAACGACAGCGACCTTCACTGCGATGAGCACGCCGACCGGCATCCCTGCGTGAGCCCAGGCTTTGAGTTCTGGACCTGGGCAGGCCGTGGGGAAGCCGTCGCTGTGAACCTTCTTGGCCAGCGCGTGCTTGGCGTCGGCGGTGAAGGTGTCGTGGAGCCAGCGAACTGACGTCTTGGCTTTGGGTGAGGAGACTTGGTCGCCACCAGTGGTGACCTGAATGCCGATCCAGGGAGTGTTCCAGTTGAGACAGTGGGCACCCAACGTGTCACGACCACGACCCTCGAAGACGAGGCCGTCGATCACAGGGAAGTCCGGCGCTGAGATGACCAGGTCGTTGTACCCGATGTCATTCCAGTGCTGGCCATCCATGTGGTAGTCCTGATCGGCGCGGACCCGAGCGCAGGCTTCCGCGAAGGTGCGAATGATGACCGGCTTGGCGCCGTCGTGGTGGACGCACGTCGCTGTGCGGGCGGACAGTGCGACGCGGACGGGCGCGGCCTTGGGTGGGCGTGCGCCCCACTCGGCGCGGGTAACAATTCTTGGCGTGGTCATGTCATCCTCCGGTGGTTGGCGTTGCGGTCGGAACCTCAGTGCACGTGCCGGGAGTGTTGGCTGCGGGCAGGGTGCAGGTGTAGGTGAGACCGGCGGTGGTGGTGAACGAGAATGTGAACGGGTAGGCGCTTTGGCCGTCGGCGCCGTTCGTGCCGTTGGTGCCGTCAACCCCTGCCGGTCCAGGGTCGCCTTGCGCCCCGGCTGGTCCGGGCGTCCCGTCGGCGCCGTTCGTGCCGTTGGTCCCTGTGCCGTTGAGGCCGGTCTTGCCGGTCAGTCCACCCGCGCCGGTGTCACCCTTGGCACCTTGCAGGCCTTGGTAGCCCTGCGGCCCCGGCGGGCCGGTGACGATCTGCGGGGCAACCTCTTTGGCCGGGGGTGCGACGGGGGTGGTGCATCCGGGTGTGCCAGGCTTGGCGTCCTTGCACGCCTCAAACTGGGCGCGCTGGGTGTCGAGCTGGGTGGCAAGGTTCTTACCGGAGAGCTCCACCAGTGCGAGGCGGGCGGTCTGCGCCTGGTCGGCACGTTCGGACGCGGCGTTGGCCTGCCAGAACCATGCGCCGAGGATGAGGAACGCGAGCAGGGACAGGACGCCGAGGATCGTCCCGGTGCGGTGCAACGTCCGGGCTGACCAACGGTTCGGGCTCATTGGGTGGTCTCTCTCTCCACGTCGGTGGTGATCTTGGCGAGCACAGGGTCGGGGTCGGGTTTGCGGTCCATCAGCCACAGCAGGATTCGACGGAGGAGGACGAGGCGGCGGAACGCGTCAGCCTCGGCGAGCTTGGCCCGGTCCTCAGCGGCTTTGGTCCTGCCCCTGCGGAGTAGCTCGAGGCTGCCGATCGCGGCGATGACGGTTGCGAGTGCGCCGAGGATCGCGGGCAGTTGGTCCACAAGGTGAGCCCTCCTGGGTCAGGTTGATGCTCGGGCTCCGTCGTCGCGGCGTGCGGCGTGCGGCGGCGGGGGAAAGTTGGTCGGGACCTATTGCGCACGTCATGACACGTGTGCATACTGATGGCATGACACCACGCAAGCCGATGGTCAGGATGACCGTCCGCGTACCGGCCAAGCTGCGGGACGCGGCCATGGCCAAAGCTGACGAGAACGACGAATACCTCTCCGAGGTCATCCGCGCGGCGCTACAGTCCTACGTGAAGAACAGGGGAACGTCATGAAACGCAGGTGGCCGGTCGACGCGCTCGCCGTGGCGTGCTTCATCGGGGCAGGGTTCCTCGCGGCCGGCTACCTCCACCCCGCGCCCACGGTGGACAACTCGGTCTGGAAGGACCAGCACCAGCAGCAGGTCTGGAAAGACCTTCAGCAGCGACGAGACCAGCTACAGCGGGACCTGCTGCCTCCCGCAGCACCAACACCCGTGCCAACCACTCACGACACTGAGAGAAGCATCTGATGGAACTGTTCTGGAACGCTGGCCGACTGACCGACCTCGGAGCCATCCTCGCCACGCTGGTCATCACTGTGGCCATCTTCCGCGTGGTCCTCACCAGCAAGGCGTACCGTGCCGAGACCGAGCGCCTGACGTGGCCGACCACAGCACGCCGTGAAGCCCGCCGGTTGGCTGACGCCGCGGATCTAGCCGCAGCGAACGAGGCCGGGCACTAGCCCACCAGTCAGGACGAGGACGGTCCGGGTCAGGTTGTGGTTTCGACCGTGCCGCTGAATGACAACGCTGACCCGGTGCCCTGCCCCATGGTGGTGGTGATCGCCGTGATGGCGCCGTTCGTCGAGGAGGTCGGCCCGTACAGCAGGATCGCGGCCGTCGAGGGGATCCTGACAAGGCCGAGCAGGGTCAGGTTCGCGGTCCCGGAGTAGATGCGCAGTAGGATGTCGAACTCCGCGGTGGCGGTCAGGCCCAACGGCAGCACGGTGGACAGGGGGCCGGTGATCGTGGTCGTAGACCCCCAGGTGATGTTCAGCTCGAGTTGGAGAGTCCGGCCCACCTTGAGGTAGCGGCCTGCCACGGAGCCGTTGCCGACCGTCAGGCCGGTGATCGTCGGGGTCCATGCGGTCCAGGGGCACACCGTGATGTCGAACCACGCCGCGTTGAAGTATAGCCACTTGACCATCGCCGCACCGGTGCCGGTGACACACTCCATACCCTCGACCGGGGAGGGGATCGCGGCGTCACGGGCGGCCGTGGACGCGAACCTCATGTTCCCGCGCGGCGCGGCCCAGTCGACAACCGCCTTGGAGATGTTGGCCAGGTCCGGAGGGTCGGACGGGAGCAGGTACGGTCCGGCCTGGACCGGCTCAAACGACGTCATCAGGTGCCTTCCGGTGGGGTGTAGGGCTGCGGGTAGTCGGCGCTGATCGCGACCGCCGACGTCGGGGTCAGGACCACCGCAGCCACGAGGGCGGGGTCGAAGCCCAGGGAACGCATCGCGTCGGCCAGGACCGCCGGTTCAGTGGGTGTGCGGGCAAGTGTGGGCAGGGTCGGCGGTGGGGTGTCGGTTGGCACGGTCATCGCGGGAACCCTTCGGGTGGCGGTCATGCGGGCACGGAGTAGGAGAGCTCGACCTGCAGGTCAGAAAACCAAAACGCAGTGAAGTCCGCGTAGGCCGTCGAGTCGAGGCCGATACCCGTGGCGGTCCCGGCCAGTAGCGCGGTCAGCCAGGTCGAGGGCAGGTCCCACACGCCGGCTTGCCCGGCAGCCAACGTCCCTGGTGACCACGCCGTACCGGTCCAGGTCGGTGCACCAACTGGGGCGGCCGTGTACGTGTGCATCCGCAGGCGCGGGGTGACCAGGGTCGACTCCGGGTTGATCAAATCGCCTCCCCACCTGGTCAGGCGTAGCTTCGCCGCGGTGACCGTCGCCCCCGCCGGCAGCGCCGCGGGGACCCCGGGCAGGTACCAGACGCCAGCCATCTGGACATAGCCGCCCGCGCCGTCGCTGGCTGCACCTTGTCTGAGTAGATAGGTAGTCTCCGCCCAGATCCAGACCGGGTTACTCGTCTCCCAGTCACCCTCCCACGCAGTGGCGGACAGGACCGTCGCCGTCGGGTAGAGGATTGTCGGCACCACGCTGAACTGCTTGGACAGCTTGCCCAACACCACCCACATGGCGCCCACCCGGGACACCACCACAACGTCAGCCACGACCGGGGTATACGACCCGATCCAACGAACACCGGTGACGACATCACCGGCCAAGGACAGCGTCAACGACGCGTCGGCGGCGTCGATGACGGTCACCGAGCCCAGGCGCATCCCAGCCTTGGAGGAGCGGGCGATCCGCTCCAGCAGCGGGTCGAGCAGCGGGTCAGCCATAGGTGACCGCCCCCACGTCCCTGGTCTTCATCGGGAAGTCCCCGCCCGCAACAAGGGGCAGAGTGAACGCGTCCACGACGTGGCGGCGCACCGACCCGGCAGGGTCGCCCGCGTCGGGGATGACCTCGACCACATCCCCGGCCTCCAGGGCGGCGTTGGGGACCGCGGACACGTCCAGGGTGGATGCGGCACCGGTGTGCTTGGCGAGGGTCGAGCGGGCGATCGCCACCGCCTGCTCAACGGTTGTCACGGACGGCAGTGCCATGAAGTAGGGGACCATCCCGAACGCGCCCGTTGCGGGGTCGCCCCAGCGGGTTGGTGAGCCGGCCGTCAGGTCGTAGGCGCTGCCCTGCACGGGGGCAGCGTCGGAGGATGGCGACTCGCTGCGGACGATGACGCCGTTGTAAACCTTCGCTCTTGAAGCCGACGCAACGGCGCTTACCAGGACACCACCGGGCTCGAAGGTCATCGGGAACAACGTCATTGACTCTGTCGACGTGGACGCGTTCGGTGTGCCCGTCCATGCGTGGGTAGTGGTCGGCGTGTTCGGAGTAGACCCGTCGAAATAGGTGCCTACTGTGGATGACGCCTCGGCAAGGACCGCGTCCACGTAGACGGTCGAAGTGCCCATCGAGCTGATATAAATCACCGAGCCCCCGGTGGTGGTCGGAGCGACGCCAGTGCAAGATACCTGTGTCCAGGTGGTGGAGACGCCGTTGGTTCTATGGCTCGCACCGGTAACACCCACCCAGTCCAACTGGACATCGCAGGTCCCTGTGTCCGACCGCACCCACGCGCTCAAGGTGTAGGCCACCCCGGCCACGACAGGGACGCCCTGATGGACCCCACCGTTGGTAGCGGTGGGCACCATCTTGCACGAGTAGGAGCCGACGTATGCGTAGGTGGCCGATCGGGTCACCGTCGCAGTGCCGGCGATCCACGTGCCCACGCCGGTCTCAAAGTTCGGGTTCAGGGCAAGGTTCGTGCGCACCCCAACAGGCGAAACCAACGAGGCGCCCACCAGGACACCACCAGTTCCGGCGGCAACCCGCCACACAGGTGCGGTGCTCAAGGTGGGTGCGTCGGCGATGACGAACCGGCCCCACGGGTCGGCGTAGACGACGGCCGCGATGGAGGTGGCGAGGTCGGCGATCGCACCCCACCGGTCCTCATCCCAGGTGGTGCGCGGCACCCGGCGGTCCATGGTCGCCGTGACCACAACCTCCACCGTGGGCAGCACCTCATGGATCAGGGTGCCGATCAGCGACTGCGCCGAGCCCGAGGACGCGGTATACGGGGCGGTGAAGCGGGCGTCGGCGACGAACGCCTCACGAGACACCCCGGACACCTGCACCGGGCCATCGGAGAGCAGCGACCCGGACGCGCCCTCGATGCGGAACACCCCCACCGGGATCCACTCGGTGACACCGTCGGTGTACACCAGACCCCACGAGATGGTGATCTCCTGGCCGTAGTGGCCCAGCGGGTCGCCCGGGCTGGTCGGCAGGGTCGGGGCGTCACCATACGTGCCCACCGGCAGGCGAGGCGCCAACTGGCAGGACAGGCGTCGACGGGTGATTGAGGACGAATCGACCTCGATCGAACCTGCGATGACCGGCAGGCCGGAGTACAGGCGCACCCCGGCCTTGGACACGTCAGCGCGGAGAGTGACCTGGTGCGGGGCGGCGAGCGCGGCCAGGAACCCCGGACTGACGGCCAGCATCAGACGCCTTGGAGCAGGTCGAAACAGGTCGCCTTCGCGGCGAGCATCAGGGTGCAGGTGGCGTAGGTGTCAAGGACGGCGGCGCAGGTCCACCCCGGGATGCCCTGGCCGTCACCGGCCGGAATACCGACGCGCTGGACGTCGAGGGTGAACCACCGCTGCGGGAACGCCTCCACGCCTGCAGGATTGGCACGAGACACGGAGGAGATGAAGTACCAGCCGTCGTCGAGGTCGGACGAGCCGACGATCTGCAACAGCAGGACCCGGGAAGCGGCCAGGGCGGCGCGGAGCCGGTCCACGCCGGAGCCGGGCGCGACTGAGATCGACACGGTTGCCTGGTCCGATTCGATCCCGGACCATGAGGCCACCGTTTGGGACACGGCGCCGCCGCCGGTGATCTGGTAGACACCGCCAACAGTGGGCGAGGACACGTTGGAGATGGACCGCAGCCGCGGGCACACGGTCAGGTCCGGCACGCCTGGGACCTTGAGCCACACCCCTGTGGACGCACCGGACGTGTCGACGGCGACCGTAGCGGAGGCCACGAACACGGCCGCGAGGTACCCGTCGACCCGGTAGGACACCGTTGATCCGAGCGGGGCCTCGGGGTCGGACCCCACGAAATACCCGCCGAGGACGGGCAGGGACTGGACGCCGCGGACAGGGATGTCAGGGGCGCCGGTGACAAGGCGGGTGATGGTGATGTGGTCCACAGCCGAGCCCCAGAGGGATCCGTCGACAACCAGGCCAACGATCGCCCATGCGGGGTCGAACGTGGCGACCAGGATCGGCATCAGGCGCCCCTTCCCGCGTACCGGAGTTTCGCACCGGTCTCAGCCAGCTCGGACTTCACGACGCCGCGCAGCAGGCCGACCAAGCCGTTACCGAGGTCGAGGGTCCCCTCGATCGAAAGACCGGCGAGGGATGGCGACGACCCCGACGCCGCGAGTGGGGACCCGCCCGCGTACTGAGTCGTCCCTGTGGGTAGCACGGTGAGCCCGAACCGGCGAGCCGTCTCAGCCAGCAGGCCAATGTTGCGGGACCGCTGGGAGGGCTTGCCGGAGATGTAGGTTTCCCACCCTGTCTCCGGCTCCGCCCACAGAATGTTCGCCCCACCCGGGGCGATCATCGACTGCCGGCCGTCCGCGGCGTGGAAAGTGCCGCCATCTGCGTAACCGGGGTCGACGCCACCCTTGGTGGAGGTCGACACGGTGATATGCCTGTCCTTCAACGACTTCAACCGTGCCGCGAGGTTGTCAACTGCGGACAGGCCTGCCGGGATACCGAGGACCGTGACCTTGGGCTTGGGGTTCTGCTGACCGAGCTCGACCAGCTTGTTGGTGATCTCCTTGACC